AGTTTTATCTGCAAAAGGAGATGATGGAACAAATCCAAATATAATTGAAGTAGAAATAGACACTGTAGCTAGTCCAGGAGGATCAGACAAACAAATACAATTTAATGATAATGGTGCTTTTGGTGGAATTACTATGGGAAGTAATGGACAAATATTAGAAAGTAATGGTACTACAGCTTCATTTGTAACTAATACAGGAGTATCAACAGGAAAAGCTATTGCAATGGCAATGATTTTCGGATAAAAAACAAACGAGGAAATAAATTATGGCAAATCCAAATATAGTAAATGTT